GGTGATGCCAAAGATATTCAACTAATGTTTGGAGCTGGTGCCTTTTACGCAAAAGTGACTGCCATTTTAAGAAGAACAGATGGATCAACTGTCGGTGATTTGAGTACAATGATTATAGAATTACAAGGTGGTACAGGTGATGAAAGTACTCCATCGTTAGATTTGGCTATAGGTACCAAGAATCTATTTGGTGGTACAAATAGTTTCCCATGGAGTCCAACAATAACTACTGGTACACGTGGTATTAGCATTGAACCATATAATACAGAAAACACTAGAGAATACAACTATGATATATTTATTGAACTCGTATCTGCGTGTGGTGGTAAACTCGAAAAGATTACACGTTCTTTGGGTACCGAAGCTGATCTAGACAGTAGTGGCGGTGCCACTGACATCGCAACTTTCAACTATTAGATAATTTTACCTATCGGGGAAAACCCAAAGGTAGAATTACAATAAATAATTTTACGCCCTGATGGAATCAGAGACGGCTAAGAATAGAACGCCGACAATGAAAGCCATGACGACGTAATTACATTCAGTTTCTTCGAGGCCAGTGGGTTCCGACTTGACCTCTGCCTTCTTTGTGACGACGGGCTGTTCGCGCCGCACAGGAGGCTCTAGTTCCTCCAAGGGACAGTAACCTATCATTTATACTGTACTTAGAGATTAATTTCCGTCTTCTTCTTTCTACGGGTCCTCTTAGTCTTGGATGCACCGACTGCAACCTCCTTAACCTCACCACCAGTGGACTCCCCTGAAATGGAGACGATGTCCGACACGTCATCATCATCCTGCTCGGGAGCTGGTGCCGAGTTGCCAGTGGTCATGGAGGTGTTCATAGGTGGAGGTGGTGGCATCATGACACCACCCATGAGGCTGGAGATGTCAATCCCTGGACCCTGCATCTCATATTGTCCGGTACCTCCAACTGGGGCAGTGTCCGCTGGTCCAGATGGGGCTCGGGTGGTATTCTGAACGGCGGACATCATATTCTTCACAAGGTCTGGATTCTGCTTGAGAACATCGTTCATGTTGGGTAAGGCACTCTTGAACATAGAGTTTGTAAGGTGGAACATCATCGCCGAACCACCAAGCATCATGATGAGCTTCACTTCTGGGGCAACGCTGACCTTGGATCTGTACTTCACGTAGAGCTCTTCAAACACACCATCGTAGTCATCAACATTCTCCATGACGCTCTCAGACCAACCCTCAAGCTGAATCTCAAATGGGTTATAGCGTTTGTTAAGGAACTCTAGACCAGTCACGCAGGCTACGAGCATACGACGAGAGAAACGAATAGACTGCTCAACGTCAATACTGTAGGTGATCCTCTTAACCTCCGTTCGGAGGTCCTCAACGTTGGAATAGGCGTTGAGTCTCTTGTTTACAGAGAAGCCCTTCTTCTCAAGGCGAGCTAGCTTGTTGAGGAGGTCCGACTTCTCTTCATCCACGGAGCTGTAGCCCTTGGAGGGGGCTTCTTCGCTCTGAGCACCCGGACCCTCATCGGGGCCATCATCAAAAAACATTGGTTCATCTTCACCGTAGTCAATCTCTTCATCCGCTTGTGGCTGAGCAGGAGCGGACTGCTTGTTTGGGTTGACAAAAGCATCCATGGACTCCTGATGCTGTTGATGCATCTGAGAAGGAGGTGGTCTACTAGCTACAGGACGGCGCACAGGCTGAGGACGAGAACTGGAAATTTCAATTTCATCCATGAGGGCCTGTTCGTCGGCATCTAGCTTCATGACAGTTGTACTTCCGCGATCAATGACAATTTCTTCGTCCATCTACTCTCTATATGGAAACTATTAATTAACCTTTAACGCATTTTCAAAAAAATATGTCTGTACATTATAAATGTACAACCTTAACCGTGCCAACCGAAATGCTCTCATCAGTATTTTCAGCCTGATCGCTGTGATCTTTGTGCTCGGTATCTTCAAGACTACCAGCAAGTATCAACCTAGACCAATCGTCATCAAGGCTATCAACGAGAAGTCTCTCTTTGATCTTGAGCACCGCGTGGAGTGTGCCCCTGGTCACACCAGTGAGGGTAGCCCTTACACCAAGAGCCTCACTCCAGGTGGTCTCTGCGGTGCCCAAAAGCTTGTGTCTGAGCAAGCTGGCTACGAGATTGAGGATGGAATCGGTGGATCTTTAATCTAAGCTATTATAAATGGCTTTGGTTACTTCTCCCCAAACTATTCCAGATCTAGATTACGAATATCATACCATAACTGTTGATTCCATTGGTCAAGACAGCGCCAACACTTTTACTTGCCACCTTCAACAACCTCTCAAGAATGTTGTTCAGGCTAGACTCCTCGCCGCTCACATTCATTCTAACGTCGTGACAGAACACTGTTATATTTCGGTTGATGAACTTGATTCTATATTTAATGATCGTGCTTCTAATGTTCTCACAGGTCAGTCTCATATGAGCATGTTAAGAGGATCTTTTGCTAGTATTATTACCGAGAGTGCCACCCACGATTCGGGCAACTCTCTCATCACTTTTAAAGATAATTATCCGATTGTTACTCAGTACGTTAATCCAATCAGACGAATTGATCGTCTCAGTGTTACGATCAGAGATCAAAACGGTGTCACCATTAAGAACTCCACGGATGATGGCGCTAACTTTTTAGTTTTTAGATTTGTGTGTAGAAAACCAAATTTGTAATTTTCTCTATTTAAAGTAGTATAACATGTCTTCAGGTATTGTTCAATTAGTAGCAATCGGTGCTCAGGATGAGTACATCATGGGCAACCCGGAGATATCGTTTTTTAATTCCACCTTTAAAAGACACTCCAATTTTTCACAATCCGTTGAGAAACAAACGATACGCGGAGATGTGAAAAACAATTCGATGTCAAGTGTTCAGATTGAAAAGTCTGGTGATATGCTTGGTTACATTTACATGACCATTGACGACACCAATCAAGCTCTGGACACGTCTAGATGGGATCTTCTCATCGATAAGATTGAACTGCTCATAGGTGGTTCTGTCATAGATAGCCAGGATGCTGTTTTCACCGAGAAGATTGCGATAGATACGTTCGCTCAGAATGTTTCTAGAAGTGCTCTCGGTACACACCCAGGTGTGCACGCGCGTTCTTATTTTTACCCCCTTCGCTTCTTTTTCTGTGAGGGACCACAGTGTGCGTTGCCCCTCGTAGCCCTAAACTACCACAACGTAGAGTTGAGAATTCACTGGGGATCCCAAGCTGCCAACTATAATTTTGAAATGTACGCAAACTATTACTACCTCGATAACGAAGAGAGAGGTAACATCGCGACAAGAACCCATGATCTCCTCATCACCCAAGTGCAAAAGAATATTCCAAGTGGTGAAACTGTTCAGGATCTTATTTTCAATCACCCAGTGAAGTATCTCGCTTCTTCGGACACAACTGTAGATGGAGCCCTCACTTCTCCAACGAATAAGATTAAATTGAGTATCAATGGTGTTGAGTTGTCCAACTACAAGTGGGGTAAACCACATTTCATAGATGTGATGAACTACTACCACACAAACTTTGTAACCTCCCCAGATTTCTTCCTCTACTGCTTCTGTCTCATGACCAGCTCTCTCCAACCAACGGGTACTCTAAATTTCAGCAGAATTGAATCAGCCAAACTCATGAGCGAGGGAACCCCTATAAATGACCCTATATACGCCGTCAACTATAACATTCTTCGTATACAAAATGGGATGGCAGGCCTCCTTTACGCAAATTAATTTACCATCCTATATTAAATGGTGAAAAACTTACCGTCAGTAGAGAGATCTACCCAGATTAGGTTTGGTAAGAATGTCCCTGATGCCACAGAACAAGCAGAAAATACAGTCATATTTAATGCGAGTAATGACACAGTTCCAACTCCTTATAGCAATGCTGTGTATTTATCACCCATCAGGAATAGAACAGACTACCAAGCTCCGGAGATTGTACTTTTGATGTATGATCGTAATACCAAAGAAATCACAGAATCCGGTGAGTCCGCCAACGCCTTAATTGGCGGTTCCACATTGGATACTGTAACGAATCGTAACAACGCTACATCTAACACCGTTCAATTTGTAGGTCCACTCAATGACGTTTCGTTTGTTACCGATTCAAATATAGGCATATCAAACCTGCTTCCTCAACACACCGTGAGTGTTGGTTCAAACCTCTACATTGATGATGTGGGTTCAAACGTCCTCGTCGTTTCTGGTAATGTTGCCATTTTAGATAGTCTTGTCGTTGATGGCAATCTTCGTGTAAATGGGGGTACTACCGTGATCTATACAGAGAACACAGCCATCAAAGATGCTCTTATTGAACTTGGTACTAATAATACATCAAGTGATACAACCCTTGATTTGGGTATTCTTATGCATCGCCCAGATGCATTATCAAATGTTGTCATTGGGTACAGAGAAGGTACAGATGAGTTTGCATTGGCGTATACCGATGCAAAACCAACAGATAAGACATTTACCCCAAAAACAGATGAAGACATTAATGTGCACGTCTATGGCCTAACCCACGTAGATGCTAATATTTACGCACACGAGGATGTTCTTGTGGATGGAAATGTGTACGTGTCCCAAAATGTTTCCATTACAGAAGAACTGACTATTAGTAACAACGTGTATGCCGACAAGGATCTTGAAGTTATTGGCAATGTCTACGTGGATGGAAATGTCGTAGCCTACAAAGACTTTACCCTAACTGGTAATGCTTATGTATCTGGAAATGTGGTGGCTTCCAAAGATCTCACACTCTCTGGCAACGCTTATGTCTCTGGAAATGTCAATGTGACAAAACAACTATCTGTGAGTGGTAATGCCTATGTCTCTGGAA